AAAGGAGGGTGAACGCGGAGAACCCGCTGTATAGTGTTGCCTGAGTAAGCAGTGTTGCATGTTGCACATGATGCGCAACACTATGCCTTTATGCAACACTTGTCAAGCCTCAGCTTGGCTTAGGCTAAGTAGAGGCGAATAAAAGGGAAGTGCAAGATGAACACGATACAGGAAGTGGCTGGGTTTCTAATAGGATATGCAATTGGTCTATTAGTACTAGGTCTCGTTATTATTGCCTTACGTATATTGTGGGATAAAATACGATGTGGCAGGAGGGATAAAGTGAAGATTATGGGCAGGGTGGTTGATACCAGCCGATTCCGTTACAATCCTTGGCCGCAGGACATCCATATTGATCCGGTTATTTATTATGACTCGCAGACAGGGGAGGAACAGCATTACGTAACCGCACATGCCGATGGTCCTAATCCTGACGGCGAGACATGTCATCATGCCTTCGGTGGATATTGGGATGGCTTCACTAATAGGAGGGAGCTATACCAATTTTCCGCCCGGCTTGCTCAGCTAATAACTCGCTTGACCGGATGTAGGCCGCGGATTTATTTGACGCAGGTTAGTCGTAGTCTTCATGCTGGATGGTGTCTACACGAGAATTCACACCCACCGAGGGGTGTGGACTATGATGAGTTCATAGCTTTGTGGGGAAAGGATTAGTGATGATTCATGATGATTCCTTTGAATTGCTTCGTGGCTTTGAAGACGAGCAATTCGATTTGGTCCTGACGGATCCGCCCTATAATTTAGCCGAGGACCAGAAGCGGTGGCTTCACGAGCAGTTCCTCCGTGTTACTCGGACGGGCGTTATCGTCTTTTCGCCGCCGGAGAATCAGTGGATTCTCCCCGCCGACCAATACCTGTTCTGGATTAAGCCTATCAGCACCAAGAACACATCACGGCGGTACAGCCGGTTTGTGGAGATGATTTTCCTATATGGGGACCTGAAATGGCAAACTGGGCGGCACTGGTCCCAGTACACAAATGTCTTTCATGATTTGGTGGATGTACCGGTCCACCCACACCGCAAGCCGCCGTCGCTCGTTGAACGCCTTATCTTAAATCACACTGACCCTGGAGATATCATCCTAGACCCATTTGGCGGGAGCGGTGTGGTGGAGGAGGTTGCAAAGCGATTAGGACGACGAGCACTTGTGATAGAAATAGAAAGGAGAAACCGATGACTTGGAATTACCGCGTTGTTCGTCGTAGAGGAGGCGGCGAGGCTCTTCGTGAGGAGCGGGGAGTTCCCCCTGCCTCTTGGGCGGAACCCGAATACTTCTATGCTATTTACGAGGTGTACTACGATGAAAACGGCGAACCTGTCGCCGTGACTGAGCGGCCCGTTTGGCCCGCTGGCGATACGCTAGAAGAACTGGCGGAAGATGTCCGCCTCTATGTGAGGGCGTTGAGGAAACCGGTTCTGGATTACGAAGATATAGCCGGTGTGGAAGGAGGATAAAATGGAAGGCTTGATTACACTTGGCAAGATTTGGTTATGGCTACAGATCGGGATGGCCGTTTTTGCCGCTTTAGTGCTCTTACTTGCGCTGTATCTATCTTATAAGGAACACATGAAGTAGGGGGAAGTAATGTTTGGTGAATACGTTCGATGTCCAGTGTGTGGACGGTATACTAGGGTTGATGAAGGTACGGTACTCGTGACATGTGATAGTTGCGGCAGATCGTTCCTAAAGGGCGCAGCGTTGCGACCATACGTATCGCCAAAGGACGTAGAGGTAGACATTTGTGATACTGGTCAGTCGAAGCGTTGTTTGGCAGGAGGAAACGAAATGGACTTTGCAAATAATCAACTACTACTATACGTTTGGGAGGACATCCCGATCAATGCTTATGCTGTGGCTTCGCTTATAGTTGTAGCGCGTACAGAACTAGAGGCGTTGCGGCTTGCCGAGAAGATTATCCAGGAGGAAACAGAGCGAGGGAATTATATGCCGCCCGAGGGCTATACTGCCGCGGACGTGCTGAAGATTTCCGAACGGCCCCGCGCTTGGTGGATTATCCAAAATCGTGAACTACCAGAGTTTACTCGAACGCCTGGGCAGTTGATCATTCATTATTTTTAGGGAGTAGATAATGGCTCGTTATACGATTGATGACGACCACCCGCCCATTCTAACGGCGAAGGTGGGTGACAACTCAGACCAGTTCCCGGATGTCTTGGCGCTCTATGTCCCGCCGCCCGCTCTTATTCTCGATATGACCTACGGGCGGGGCGTGTTTTGGAGGAAGGTTGAACAGGAGTTTGCCGTTCATTATATCGGCGGCGATCTTGATCGACCACGGACAATGCACGAGGAGCTTTATCTAGTTGTCGCCAACGACATTGACTCTGAGCTAAGCAATACCCACTACGATTTCCGGTCGTTACCTGAGGAGTGGGCAGACCGATTCGATGCGGTCGTACTGGACCCGCCCTACTTGTATCAAGGGGGCATTGAGACGCTGAAGGACTCTATCGACCGCGGCTACAAGAACAAGGAGCGGTCGAGGTCCGGCATCCATGGGGTTGCGCTGGTTCATCAGCTATATGCCGCCGGGATGTCGGAGGCGTATCGGGTTCTGAGGCGGAAGGGTATTCTCATCGTCAAGTGCATGGATCAAGTCATGTCGGGGAAGCAGGTCTGGATGGGTTGGGAGATGCAACGACTGGCCGAGACTTTAGGCTTCGTGTCGGAGGACCTGTTCGTTCTCGTCAACAAATCCACACCGACGATGCGGCACAAAGTCCAGGATCATGCCCGTAGGAATCACAGCTATTTCTTAGTCTTCAAAAGGAGGCCATAGAGCTTGTATTGAGCCAGAACTAGCGTGGACGATTGTAGACATACCCTTGACAGATACGTAAATATATGGTATTTTATGTTCATTCGTGATTGAAAGGAGGAAGGAGGATGAAATGCTAGAAGTTACGAAAAATATCCCCGAATTGAATATCGACGAAGGCGATTCCGTATTAGTTTTCAAGGAGGACGGCTTTTTGGGACTTGCCCTTCCAAAGACGTTCTTTGATGAACCCGACCGCCCGGCTCCTGCGCATGTCGCCGTAGCAGCGGCGATTGCGGCGCTTTTTGCATCACGGAATGAGGAATTAGCGGCGCTTATTGATAAGACGCTGAACGAGATGGTTAGGGTGATCGAGTTCCTTGTCAAGAACGAGGAGGAGGAATATCTCCAATGAAGATTCTGCGACGCGGCTTCATGTTCTTAGTTTGTGGAAAGAACGAGCAAATCGACGACGCTGAACTGATAAAACGGCTGGACAGTTATTTTCAGCGGGCGGTCAGTCGTCTCCGACCGAATGAGGAGATTGTAGAGGTCCTGGCCGCCACGGATGTGGGTGAGCGTGTCGATGCTGCGTCAGTAGATGGTCTGCCAATGCGGGTTGATAGAAGTATCCCCGCTGGACATATGTATTTCATTGTGGAGGACGAGAATGACGAAGAAGCTTAAGCTCCTACACCGAGAATATACCGTCCGTCTACTTCCTGCGGATGATGAGCGTTTGAGTGATAATTGGGGCAAGGTCCGCCCGTCAGATGAGATAATTCACATTGCCGACCGCGGCACAATAGGCGATAAGATAGACACATTCATACACGAGATTATCGAGGCTTTAGGCTTGGACTTGCGGCTTTGGGGAGATATGTCTCGCCAAGATGCTGAGGCATTGGTGGTCCGGCTTACAGGTGGCCTCTTATCGGTTATCCGAATCAACTTCCCAGAAATATGGGACATTTTGGAACAGTATGTTGGGGAGTTGGAAGTAGAGAAGGATCAGAGATATGAGTGAGACCTTTTTCATCTTCTTAGACCTGCATGATGTTATAGCAGGATATGTTCTAGAGTTAATTTCACGCCACGGATGGCCTGAGAATCCAGAGGCGTGGACGTTGTATCGAATGTTCCCTAATGTTGATTGGGTTGCCCATTTCGATGAGCCACATCACGCCGAATTCTTACGGAACCTATCTCCGCTTGATGGGGCGGTTGATGGTGTTCAAAGATTGATGGACCGGGGAATCGTAAGAATACTTACGGCCACTAAGCCCGGCGGCGAGAGTGAGAGGGCCGTTCGGGAATGGGTTCATTGGTATCTTGGGGCCGACATTCCTGTGATTTGTACAGGAAGTGCGCTGGAAAAGGTTGCGTGGATCAATAGAAATGTGGTAAAATACAGTATCGACGCTTACATTGTTGACGACCATCCGGCTGTTCTGTCTCAGCTTACGCTAAAGGAGAATGGGCTGAGAGTGGTCAGGTTCAAGGCTCCGTGGAATGATCACCCGGAACTTGATCATCTTGTGACGGTCAAGAACTGGGATGAATTAGAGACGCTGATTTGTAGCAATACAGGAGGTTACTATGAATGAGGTGATTAGGTTTTTGGACACCCTGCCGGGACTGCTGCCGTGGTCTATCCGAGCCATTATGGGCTTAGTCACGGTAGATGTCTTGTTAGGCATCGCCCGCGCTATTCGTTTGAAGGAGTTCAAATGGCAGCGGATGGCCGCATTCTATCGAACGATGGTGGTCCCATACATCATCGGCTACGTGGCTGTTATTGCCGCGGCTAAGTTCATCGGTGAGGCAACGCTGCCGGAGCCTTACGGCTTTATCGTCAGTGCGTCTATGATCGGCTTGGCATGGGTGTCGCTCGTTGGGACGTTGGCTAGGTCTTGCTGGACAAACGCTCGTGAGCTTTGGAGCGGTATCCCTGAGTGGCAACGCTACTTCGATGAGATAGACGGGGACGAGCACTTTACCGAAAAGTAAGTCTTACTGGGCGCGAAAAGGTGAGCCTGCGGCTGATATTACGGGCGGCCAAGTTTCCGCCTGAGGGCCGCAGGGACGCGGGTTCGATTCCCGCCGCGTCCACTCCGCCTTGGCGGTACCACCTTGGCGGATCGGGGTGAGATGTAGTATGTAGTAGGACAAGTCAAGTCACCGCGCCACATCCGAGGGCCGATTGGCTGGCGGTGCGCCATAGGCCCTCCCCCGAATAATGAGGAGGAACAATGGAGGTCAAGATAAGCTGGTTCTCGAAGGCTAGAAATTCTGTAGATACTAAAGCTCTGGTAGATTTGATAATGGATGCGGTGCGAATGCATGCCCAAGCTGTAACACTAATGCCCTATCTCAACGGACGATCAAGCCCATGGCGTGAATATTGGATGAGGGAGGAGGATGAGTGATGGATAATACGCAGGCTATAAATCTTCAGCGCGAGATTATGGACCGCGCCCTGGAGGTTGTGAAGTGCAAGCGGTCCGATTACTCCCACGGTAGCGACCCGTTTAGGAATTTCCGTAAGAGCGCCCTGTTTGGGGTCGAGCCATGGCGGGGTGTTTTGATCCGGCTTACAGACAAGATGAGCCGGGTTGAGAGTATCATGGAGAAGAAGGGCGAGCGGGCTGTCAAGGATGAGACTTTGATGGACGTATTCGTCGACATGGTGAACTATGCCTGCATTCTTGCTGGGCTGTGTTTAGAGGAGCTTGGGGAATTACAGCAAATTACTAAGGAGGAAAAGATGACTGAGCTAAGTAAATCACCGCAGGAATTGGTGAAGACGTTGCTGGACACTCATACCGATGATCCAGAGTTGAACGCGCTGCTACTATCGGCGGCGAAGGCAATTGAGCGCATGGATATGACTTTTAGTAACGAAGATGATGATGGCTAATAGATGTCCCATTTGTGGCGAAATGAATACGACGGGCGGACTGCTTCATCAGCATTGGTGTCCATATTCCGAGCACAATAGAGTAAACAGGCCGTCGGAATCGCCGGTACAGGGCTGGGTGTGTCCAAAATGCGGTAGGGTCTACGCGCCGTGGGTTCCAGCGTGTAGCTTTTGCAACTTAAGGAAAGAGTGATGCCGGATCAGCACGGATATCCAACCGAACAGGAGCTACAAACCGTCCGGGAATGGCCCTATAGTGACCTCAACGGGTTGATGGAGTATTTGAAGGGCATCTGGCATTGGCCGGAGTGGGGCATCGTAGAGCGGGAAGATGGCTATTGGGAACTCCATACTGGTGGCTGGAGTGGAAACGAGGACATTATCAGGGCGATGATGGACAATCAAGTGTGGTGGGCAATGTACTGGGAAAGCTCCAGACGAGGTGGTCACTATGAGTTTGGATGGTAATTAGGAGGTTATGATGGCGAAGAAAGGGAAGCGGCTTAGTGACGTTGATGTTGCTGAGGGTTCTTTGAGGAAGATGGGCTGGCCGGATAGCAGTAAGCTGGTAGCGGCGGCCCATCGAGATCGAAAGAAAGTGACAAGCAAGTTGGTATGGCTGATGAACATCACCCCTCACGCCAACGTCAAAGCCAAGTGCCGAAGTATCCTGAACCGGATCAAAAAGGAGCTAGGCGACTAGAGCAGCTTTTGGCCGTCGGTACAATTATAATGGCGATTGGTGTACTACTTGACGCGGACGGAGTAGTATTGGTAGGGGCTGGCCTGTCTTTGATGACGGGACTGGCGCTGATTATGCTCGAAGGTATAGAGTAGGAGGTGAATCTTGCCATACAAAATCGTTAAGCAAGGAAGTCTATACTTCGTAATCAATACGAAGACTGGAAAACGGAAGAATAAGAAAGGCTATCGGAGCAAGAAAGAAGCTCAAGAGCTTCTTGCGGCGCTCAAAATAAACGTGGAGGATGCCTAATGCGTCCATGGCTTCCGCCAGATGCCGTCGATTTCATGGATAGCATTCTTACGCCGCAATCTTGGGTTATTGAGCACGGAGCCGGACAGAGTACAATTTGGCTGGCTCAGCGGGTAGCGCGGGTTATCAGCTACGAGGGCGATCCAAAGTGGTACGTGCGGGTGGGCGGCTGGCTCTACCGTTATAACCTTGTGGATAAGGTAACGCTTATCTATTGCGGCGATATAGCTGAGCGCGGTGCAGTCCTGCCGAGGAATGCCCCACAGGATGCAGCCTATGACTTGATTTTCGTGGATGGCAGAGGACGGGTACGGTTCTGGCTCGACTTCCAGAAGTATCTCAAACCCGGCGGGTGGTTGTGCTTCGACGACGCCGAACGTCCAAAATATATGCGAGCCATGGACACTCTATTTGGCTGGAAGCAGAAAATCTTTTTGAAGCCAGAAAAGCCGGGCGCATTCGCGCTATTTGCGCAGAAGCCAGGGAGGTAAGGATGGCACGAGTAGGTATCAACCCATTCTACGGACGACGGTATATAGCCGATTATATGCCTCTCACGATGGTTGTGATAACTCATATCCCAAGCGTCGAGGGATACTATCAAGAGGCAATTGAGATTGCAGAAATCTCCTTGCGCTCGATGGTGCGTTATGCTAGTGATGACTTCCAACTTCTCATAGTAGATAACGGCTCGTGTAATGAGTGGCGTACTCGGCTGCTACAACTTCCATATGTCGATCAGTACTTGCTTCTAAGGTGCAACATTGGGAAGATAGACGCGCAGAGGTTAGCGTTCGGGTTGGTCCACACGCCCCTAGTTGGTTATTCAGACCCTGACGTGCTGTTTTATCCTGGATGGCTTTTAGCGGAGCTAGAGGTCTTACGAACATTTCCTGAGGCTGCCCTTGTCGGTGGGTATCCGGTTGTTAGTCTATTTGAACACTTCCCGGTGCAGAATCGAACACCTCCGCCATACTGTGATGTAGTAAGGCTTACTTTCGACCAGTTCCCTGAGGAGTGGATTGATGATCACCTAGTAGCAACGGGAACGTCGAGAGAGCACTATTATGAAGCCCACAAGGACGCCCCAGTTGCATATGTGGAGCGGTTTGGGACTAAGGCGTGGCTTCACGGCCACCACATGCAATTTATCGGTTGGACGGAACCTATCCGCTATCACTTGCCGCAGAGTTACGGGTTGCTGATGGGACAGGCAAAGGGTTTGAACTATGCTCTCGATGCCGCAGGATGTTTGCAACTGACAACTTACGAACGAGTAGTAAGACATATAGGCAACCGCCTCGATGATAACCTCCGACAGGAAGTCGATGGAATGGCTTTGTCATAAGGAGTGGATGAAAATGACGTACTCAAGAGTTGGTAGACCAACGGAAACTGAACGGGTCACGCCGCCGGGCTATAAATGGTGCCCTCGATGCGACCAATTCAAGCTACTTAGTGAATTCTCTAAGACGGATACCTACTGCCGATCCTGTCGTCGAGACTACATGCGTGAATATCGGGCAAGGACCAAGGGCCGTAGGAAGGCGGAAGTAACGGAGGTTAAGATGACCTTCAAGTGCCCAAATTGTGGCAGAGAGCTTGTAGTCGAGGAGCAATGTCATAACGAGCAGTTGTGGTGTCCGTTCGACCAGACTGAGTTCCGGGTGACGCTCCAGGCCAACGCCGTGTACCAGAGGGTGTCCCCCGAAACTTAGCCGTCGTTTCCCCCGAAATCGCTTGACATAATAACTGGAGTGTGGTATACTCCAGCAATAGGCCATCCTTGTTGGAGGGTTATTTTCGTATGCCTGACCCTATCATCAATTATTTGCCTCCATGGTTTGTCAATTCGCTTAGTGAAGAGGCTCGACAGAGGCTTCAAGAGGTTCCGGCATATGTGGGTGACGTGCCGTGGTATCTCGCTCCTATACATTGGCCAGCAAGCAGAGAACCGCCCGCTGGATATTATTATCACGGAGTGCCGCTGAGATACATTTGGCTTGATCCCAGACATCAGGCCGGAACTACACCCATGCACGAATCCATTCATGCCATAGATCCGTCCTTAAATCTATTTTCGATGATTACGGGACGGATGCCAGAATGGAGAGCTAGGCTTCTTCAATCACCGCGAGTAGATATAGCACGGGATGTCTATACTGCTGGAGGTAAATATGGATGGAGGGAAAGCGAATTTTTGCCGATGTCTCTCCAGCTAAATCGCTTCGCTCTTAGTGAGTTACCACCCAATGAGCGCGCTGCGTGGCTACAATCAGGTTTATTTAGGCCAATTGCCGCAGTACCAGAGGAATTGGTTAGGGCTGGTAGGCGATCTTGGCAACACGAGGGGCGAAAATTAGGTTTGGCTAGTCCGGCCCCGGAGCTTACTGGCGCTTTACCGACGGAGCCGTTTCCTGATATATATCCACCTCCGGCATCACCTCCACCGTTCATAAAGCCGCTTAAGCTCAGTAATTTGATTGCGGAGCAATTAATGGGAAGAAGGTCATATAGGCGACACAAATCGACTATTGCTAAGCGAGGGCGCGGGCCGGCGCGCCGGAAGCGATATCGGCCATTTCCTATTGGAAGAGAACACTACTAATGAAGCCGCTAGTTGAATGGGTTAAAGACCCCGGATTTTGGGTGAAACAGAACTGGGACTGGGAACGTGGCCGGTGGACCGAGCCTGGGTTTATTCGGCTTGCAGAGCACGAGGCAAGGATTCTGGCCCATTGCTTTACACTAGATCCGGTTGAGGAAAGATTCCCTTACACAACCGTCGTCTTGAGCGCTCCAAAAAAGTCCGGGAAGACTACGTGGGCCGCTATGATTGGATCCTGGTATGCGGACCAAGTAGTAGCGACGGAAGTCTACTGTTTGGCAAACGATGAGGAACAGGCTCGTTCCCGCGTTTTTGAGGACATTACTTATGACCTACTTCAGAAAGGTATTAAGAGCCGAAAGAGCGAAGTAACGCTTCCGAATGGCACACTTATTAAGGCATTAGCAGGAGATTATCGTGGCGTCGCTGGTTCTCGTCACGGCCTTACATTATGGGATGAGTTGTGGGGCTATACCTCCGACCGGAGCCGACGCCTATGGGCCGAGATGCTTCCTATCCCAACCGTCCCATATCCGTTACGGGTGGTTGTAACCTATGCTGGATTCGAGGGTGAGTCCGAGCTACTCTGGAACCTCTATGAGGAAGCCTACTTGAAAGGGACACCGGTGCCGGAGCTTGAAGATATCGTGAACGAGGATGGCGAGCCGGTATGCCGGACCGATGGAAAAGGTACGTTCGTCTATTGGGATACGGTTCCGCGCAAGCCGTGGCAGACGCAGGAGTACTACGAGCAGCAGCTTGCCGACCCGTCCCTGCGTCCGATGGACTTCCTGCGCTTACACCGCAATCAGTGGGTGACGAGCGAGGAGGAGTTTATCGCCATTCAATACTGGGACAAGGCGGCGGTTTTGAATGGGCCGGTTATCTACGACACCTCAGATGATCGCCGGAACTTGCCCGTCTCGGTAGGCGTGGACGCCAGCACGAAACATGATACGACGGCGGTGGTTGGGTGCTATTACGACGCCAGTCGCAAGAAAGTGGGTATCGCCTTCCATCGGATTTGGAAGCCCGCTGGAGGGATTGTGGATTTATCTGAAGTGGAAGATTATATTCTGACTATTGCCAAGGTATGTCATATCAACACCTTGGTTTATGACCCGACACAACTTCATCAGATGATGACGAATATGGCTAAGCGCGGCTTCAAGACGGTCGAGTTTAGCCAGAACTCGAAACAGATGAGCGCCGCCACTCAGCACTTGTATGAGCTTTTTGTTGGCGGAAATATCGAAGTCTATCCGAACGACGAGCTTCGCAACCATATCAAGTTCGCTAAGGTGGAGATTAAGGGCGGCGTACCGAGACTAACGAAATCGAGTAAGCGCAGCAAGAATAAGATTGATGCGGCGGTGGCCCTAGCTATGGCGGCCTATGATGCTGTCCAGCGGGGCGGGGTGGATACGACGAAGCCTATTATCATCGCATCGCCATTCTCTGATGCTACGGCCTTTACCCACAAGACGCCGCAACAGATACTCGAAGAAAAATATTTGCCGGAGGCATTAAGGAGCTAATATGGCGCAGAATATCGTAGAACCGCAGAGACTTACGGGCAACCTCCAGTTAGCTGAATTGCTGGCAGAATACAAGCGCGCCGAGCGGGAAACGAAGGACTTCCACGAGAACGTTAAGCGTTGGCGGAACTGGTATAACTTCGAGCATTATAAGCGCGACCCGCTACCCGGTGAGGAGCGATATACCGACCCAACGCCAACGAACGTCGTGGATACGGCGGTTGGAATTATGTTAAGTCGTGGGGTCCGGTGGGTGGCGTCTGGTTTCGAGCCATACGCTACCGAGACGGAAACGGCCAGCAAGATTGAGAAGTACATCGCCGGTACGCTGGAGGCGAACAACATTCGCGAAGAGATGGATGTACTGGCGATGGTGGCGACCTATTTCATTCGTGACGGTATGGGTATTATCTATTCGCCATTCGACCCGGTATTGGCTGAGGATTTGGCTACGCAGATTATGATCCCGGCCCCAGACGGCGAGAATGTGGTAATAGTCGAAGGCTTTATGGAAACGCCCATGCGGGTTCAGGCTATCGACCCATTGAACATCTTTCTCCTTCCAGGCGGCCCACAGCGTTGGGGCACTGTCTTTAGGAAGGAGCGCATGACCGTCTACGACGTTGAGAAGCTCTACGGCGTCCAGCTTAATAACTGGAAGCACCTGACAGAAGAGCGTAAGATGACTCAGTATGGGGACCTAATTGATGTTTGGCGGTGGGTCCGAAAGCCGATGGTGGAAGCTGGACAAATGCCGTTGGAAGGCTTCGAGGGGGAGATTTCGTTGAGAGATAAATGGGTGGTACAGCATGCCGTCATCTTTGAGAAAGAATGGATTTATCCGTTAGAGGATACGGACTACCCGGATATTCCTTACACTATTGGGTTCTTCAAGCCGGTTGATCCCGGTAGTACTAAGAATTGGTCGCATAGTATCATCAGTCCGCTGGAGCATACGACCACCTTCGTAGAAAAGGCCATCAATCGACGGCAGCGACAAATTACGATGCTGACCAGCCTGCCGCTTGTAGCGAGACTGATGCAGGGTCGTAGCATCGCAGTCGATTCCTCTATAGCAGAGATTGTGGAGCTTCACCCCGACGAAAATCTGGAGTTCCCGCGCTGGCCTGGGAACCCGCCGGATGTGGAGCAGCAGCTACAATTCTTCCAGCGTCGGCAGGCGCAGGCGGGCTTTTCCGAGCCAGACCTGACTGGCGGGGCCGCTTCGGGATATGCGCTATCGCAGATTGCGGATGCTAATAAAATCAAACTTCAACAGCCCATTCGCCAGTTCGAGTTTATGCTGACAAACTGGGCGCGCAAGCTGCTACGTTTGACAGCGAAGATGGCCGCAGGTAAAGCCATCCACGTCTACGGTAGTATGCGTGGTAAGAGCTTTACCGATCAGATTGTTGCTCAGGACTTTGCTACCTATCTCGTTCGGGCAAAACTGGAGCCGGAGTTCCCCGGCGAGGAAGTACGCAAGAGCGCCATTGCTACTCAGGCGACTGGCAAGATGTCGCTCGAAACCATCATGCAACGTTATTACAACATCCAACAGCCGGATGATGAGATAAAGCGCATGATTCGAGAGCAGGCTAAGATGCACCCGATGGTCATCGAGTACGGCATCCGCAAGTGCCTGATGGAGCTTGCGGATGAAGGCGACGAGGCAGCCATTATGACGTTGATGGCTATGGAGCAGGGCGCTGGCAGACAAGGCGGTGGGTCGGCTCCCGGCCAACAGCCGCTTACCGGTGTGATGTCCGCTACTGGTGAGCCGACGCCGCAGGAGCAGGGCCGCCGTCCGCCCGGACAGAATGAAGAAGAAGTAGTCGGGAGTTTGGCTAATATAGCTCCCGGATTGGAGTAAGGCTTACTATGAAGGATATCTTTGATGAGATTTCCAATGAAGTTCGGAAAGGCTTTGAGGATGGAGTCGGGGTCTTTGGCGTGGACTCGGATCCAGACCTCCGTCTCTATCATCGTATCAATCCAGATTCGTTTGACGAACTAGCGCGACGTTATGGATTTGAAAATGTGGCCGAGTATATTCGGCAGATGGAGCTTAGGCGTTTAGGAGTGAAGTAAGATGGCACTAATTGGACCAATCGCTCTTGGTGGTGGTGGTAGTGGTGGAGGGAAAACTCAAAAGTCAAGACGCGGACCTAGATACTCTTATAGGTCTATCAATCCGGGCCTGTATCGTCAGAGGCCCAAGTCTATAAGACCAATCAGCACAGGGGCTGTACCTGGAGTGACTGAGCCTGATTTATTCCCGACGAAAATCCCTGGGATAACAAAGGTGCTTGCTCCAACCGAGCGCGGAATTTCCTATCGGGATGAGAGCGGGCGTTCGCTATTTGGTGCTGGTCCGGGCGGGACCTTCCTGTTCCCGACTGAGTATGCAGGCGTGTTCACAGAACCGGGGTGGACGCCACCGCCTCCTAAGACTACTGGACCGACGACTGAGGATGGAGGTAAAGAGGCTCCGCCGGGCTATCAACCGATAGATGTCGAGTGGATCATCGGCGACTACAGTGTGTCAGATAGGGCACCTGCTTGGTGGAGGCCGTTCGATATCAGGGACAAGAGCCAATACAACCGCCCCGATGTGGCATTCACCTTGATGGCAAATGCGCTTATCGGTAGTGGGGCACTAAGTGACGAAGATGCCCGCGCCCTGGCAAAACAACTCTATGCGATGTGGGGCCGGGCTGGAGAGAATCCCTGGGATATCTACTCTGATAAATTCATCAGTGAGGAACGTCCGCCGGGCAAACGCATCGGGGCGTATGGCAGACCGGCTATCGCCCGCGAGTTGGCGCTAATCGGACAGACGGCTCCGGGTGGCGTCATCGACCGCCGTGATGTCTATTCCCGCGAGCGCGCCGAGCGTATTCTCCAGGCATTAAGCCGGATGCGGGAGGCCACAGTCGGCGGGAATGTTTGGAAGTTCGGCCCTGGTTATCAGTATCTACAAAACATAGCCGGGGCGCTGGGGACGGCTGGCCCTGTAGCGCGGACGCGGGCGCAGAGGTTAGAGGTACTTGGGGCACTAGATCCGCTTCTGGCTCAGGCTAAAAGCGGTGAACTGTCGGCATTCGCTCCGCTGGCTCAAATGATTGCACAGCCGTTCTATACCTACGCACCGCCAAGGGTTTCTCGGACCCAGGAAGGCCGCTACCAGTTTGGACGCCGGTCTAAATATCTAATGTTCTAGGAGGGCACAATGAGGTACGAATATAAGGTCGAGCGTTTTGATGCTCGCCAACCGGACTATGCAGAGGATAAGCTAAACGTTCTTGGAGATATGGGCTTCAAAGTTGTTGGCATCCAACCGACGAATACCTATCACGACTTTATTGTCGTTTTGATGAGGGAAGTCGAAGGAGAAGCCAAAAGTAGGGCAAAGGCGAAGGTTATCAAGCCGGTTCGCAAGAAGAACCAAATCAAGACTCCTCCAAAGCCCATGACCAAGGAAGAACGAGAGGCGCTAGATAAGCTCCAGGACGAAGAGGAGTAATATGGCAAAACGTCAATATGAAGGCGTGAATCCTGAGCTACGGGTGGAGGACGTGCTTAAGACTATCAAGCGCGTCCCACCCCCGGCGGTTCCTCCATCGACGGAACCTGCCACCGCTCCATCTACCGCGCCGTTTTGGAAAACGGACGAGTTCCGAGGGGCCGTGCGGGACTTACAGCCTACACCGCCGTCCCCGAACGTTCCGCACGCCTTCTTATATTATGACCCAGATAAGCGCCAACTGACGAATGACAAGACGGATTATCGGGTCTACTATAATCCATGGGACCGAAGCCTGACGCTGGAACAGACTAAGATTCCGGCGGTCAATGCTACGCTTCGGGTTATCGACCCGCAATTCGATATCTCTCGGCTGGATGAGCAAATCGAGCCTCGAACGACCGTCACGCCACTAGAGGTTGAGCAGGTCTTTCCTGAAGCGAGAATGCTCGGAGAACCCATCCCCGGCTTGCCGGGTACTTACCGCCTGTCAGAGGATGCGGAACGGGCGATTCGAGCCGCTTATGGAATTGATGAGGAGGCCGTCAAGCGTAAGGCTATAGCATCGGTCGAGCTTGAAGATGTCCGAGAGCGGCTTGCCGCTATCGACAACCAAATCCTGTCGGCCTCTTATCCATCTCCGCTCGGACCGCCCCCGGATGTCTCTGATCTAGCTCGCCAGCGCGCTGAGCTAAAGAAGCGCGAACATAGCCTCATGCAAATCATCGAAGATACTGAAGAAGGCGAGCGGCTCGCAGACGAAGCCCTTGGTCAACTCTCGGAGATTACAGGTCTGAAGCCGCGGGATGTTATGTATGTTCCAGGCCCGGATGGGTCGCCTATCGCCGTTACTGGTGAGGACGACGCGGCGGCGTGGCGATGGTGGGACAGATTGTTCATCCGACCGCTTCGGAGATATACGGAAGAGGCCGCCCAGAACCCGCTGTGGCGGACACTCGGTACGGGGTTCAGGCTCCTTCGTCGTCTGCCTGGGCACATCTGGGGCTTTGCCAATAATCTCTTCCAGGCTATTCCTGCGGGATGGCGGGCGGCTAGTGCTACAGAATGGTGGAAAACCCGCAACCCGCCTGAAGAACTACGAGTTCGCTATCCTTTATATTGGGGTACAGAAGTACGAGCCAGAATTGACGAAGAGGCTCTACAAGAGCAGCGGGATGAGGTCAATTTCTTTGCCGCCCTATCTGCATTCGGGTCTGGGTGGGCCGAGGCGCTAAAGGCCCGCACCCACGAGGAAATGGTATATTTCTTTGAAGATTCGTGGCTTGGTTTCCAGCGGGCCGCCGATGACTTATTGAATGGTCGTTTCCCTGAGCCTCTAGAGAAGCCTCGTTTCCCGGCTACCGAGTTGGCTCATATCCTATCCCCCGAAGCGACGCCGGAAGAAGTACGTGAATGGATTGAAACCGTCGACGATGATGACCTCATCGAGATGCTGGGTGTCAGCAATCCGCACGTATGGCGGACCAAATTCTACACCAACACTGTCCGCTGGTACGAGGCCGATGAGGGTATTAAGACCGAGTTGGCTCGTGTGGCTGCGGCTCAAGAGAAGTATCGGACCGATTTTGAGACGGACGAGGTATGGCTATATACAGTAGCCAAAGAAGCCGTTGAACGAGTCAAACAATATTACAGGGAGAAATGGGATATCTCTCGTAATGATTGGCGTTACTACGACTTCACGGTCACGTATACTGAATCGTGGGGACCTGAGGATCCTGAAGTCCTTAAGAATCAGATTACAACGGCGTTGGCCTATGCTACGCTCCAGAAGGGCGATCTGCTCTCTCCTCGGGAGATTGAGCTAATTGCTAAACGCTTTACCGACCCAGGTACCGAGTTCTGGGGTGAGTTCCTGTTTGACTTGTCCAACATTATCCCCGGCGTTGTTATGGATAAGGCCGTTCTTGGGCCGCTCAAGTTCGTCGGCGGTAATCTATTCAAGGGCGTAGGAAAACTTATCGAAGCAGTAGCGCCAGACTTTGCGGCCTGGGCCGTGCGGACCTTCAGGACATCTGCCATCATCTCTCACAGTTATAAATTGCGGGCTAAGGCAACCGAGACGTTAGCAAATATCGCCTCGGTCGTACGCTCGCCTGAAGATATGAGGATGGTCCTCAATAAGTTGGTCCGTGGACAATTGACGCCGGATGAGATGTCGGCCTATCGCTTGACTGCTCGGCAGGTCCGGCACATCATGGATCCGACGAATGGCGTGGTCATCGAGGCGGCATTGGATGACCCCGAGGACTTAGTTTCATTGTTCGACCAAGCGATTGCTCGGGTCTATAATCAGGTATTCCGGCGGCACTTGGGCGACGGGAAAGCGACGGAAGAGGCGGCCCGGCTTGCCGAGGAATATATCTCCAACGCGAAGCATATCGTTCCAGAACTGACCCTCCAGCTTCAGACATCTTATTTGAAAGCTAGGGAGGTATTGCCCGGAACTCGTCTAATGCCCGATACCCTTATCGGACGGCTGGCCGAGGCCTTAAAGTTGGGTTCGCCTCCGGCTAAGATCGAGATCGGCCCTTATGCCCTACCAAAGCGAATTGCCGAGAATGCCATCCGCGGCATAGTATGGCTAACGGGTACGGTGAGAAACGTTTGGGCATCGCTTGTCCTTACGGCCCGCCCCGGCTTTACTATCATCAACTACCTCGATACCGCCTTCCGCTCGCTCGTGCATGGAGCTAACATGCTGGACGAGCTTCGCTACCTGCGGGAGCTTGTCCCCTATTGGCCGGAGGAAATTCCCGGCGGCTTCATGCGTGCCCTTACCGAGGACTTAGGCGAGGATATCGCCCACCTCATTCTGAGCGGCGAGATCGAGGCGAACTTCTGGACGGTATTCCGTCGAGTGGCTGGCGAACGCTGGTGGCTACATCCGCTAAGGGGGCTTAGAGGTGTCAACACGGCGTTCGAGACGGTGTTCCGTATGCGGACCTATGTCCCGCTGTTCGTGAAAGATTGGAATGTCGTTCAGCGGCTCATTCGGGAAGTAATGATAGCCGAGAAGCTACTGGATGACCCGATAGTAAAGGCCATCTTCGAGTCGCTGTCTGCAACTGATATCGGCGATACGGCTACTATTAATGAGGTTCTCCGCACGTTGGTCCGCCAGGACCTCGCGGATGCGTCGTATACGCGGTCGCTATTCTTCAGGACCGGCTGGTATGATGAAGTCTATAAGCGCCTCGGAAGTCATACGGACGCCAAAGTATATCTGCGGCGCGTGACTTCCGCCCTGATAGAGGAGGTCCAGAAGGAGGGCCGCCTTACCCAAGAAGGTGTCCAGCGAGCCTTCAAGTCCATCATGGACGAAATCGACGCCGCCGAGAAAGAAGCGATGGCGGTAGCCGACGCTACCCGCGGCGTGGACGAGGGCATCAATCTGAACCCTGACCTGGATGCCCCGTTTGATAAGGAAATTAAAGAAGTTGATCCTGAAGTAGCGGGAGTTCAGCGGAGTGCTAAGCTGAAGGATGGCTATCTCATGTATCCCGAGGCGGATGGCATCCGCAACGACGAGCATCTTTTGAATGCCATTAACAAGTATGCGGAGACGAATTACAAAAGCCTGGATGAGGTCCCCGTTAAGGTGGCGGAGAATGCTCTAAGCGTACGGCGAGAGCGAAAGGGCATCACCTACGTCCCACCTACGAAGGCCCAACAAGAGGCGGTCGAGGCGCTGGAGCGAGAGGTCGCAGAGCGCGAAGCTAAGCTCGTCGAGGAACGATTGAAGGCGGTGACGGCCCCAGAACCGTCCGAAGCTGAGGCGACGGAGGCCCGACTGCGTGGCGCTCCGACGCCGGAGATCCCAGAGCCTAGAGTGGTAGATGAGGTTCCGGTCGGTTATCATTCCGACCCGACGAAGCTCATGGACCCCGATGTAGTAGATCCCGACTATGAGTATGAGGGGCTATACCACGTAACGACCGCCCGCGATAAAGTCTACAATGAGGGCCTGAAATCCCGCGCTGAAACCGGTCGATTAGGATTGGGGCCGGGCGGTAGTATGACCGATGACGGTACGCGGGTAAGCCTTACTTACAACTACGCTCATGCAGAAGAACTTGCTCATGGTCTTCGATTGGCATCCCGCGCCGCTCATAATGAGGCGACGGTCGATGAAATGGTTAATTGGGTTATCAATCGACTGGAAGTAGCGGGCGCTGTGGATACTCCTCCAGATGGCATTCAACATGCCTTGAACAATACCTTACCTACACCTCGGGAGGACGTAGGAAATTGGACTTGGGACGAGGTGGATGAGGTTATTGAGGAGCTAGAGCAGATCCTCGATGGAAAAGGAAAGTATGAATTACTTCAAGATTTGGACGAAGTAGTTAGTGATGAAATTGTGGAGATTTCCGCCATCACCGGTTTAGAGGCTCCATATCTCCCCGTCGGCCTGACGGCTCCGTATGAGGCGATGGTTGAGGTAGACCCCAATCAAATCGAGGTGCTGTCTATTGCAGTTCGGGATGGTGCAGAGGTTGAGCACGTCCCAGTGGAGTTTGAATTCCGCGTGAAGCCGGAGGATTTGGTCGTCGTCCAGCGAGCGGAAGAACGATTCGTTTCTCCCGTCTCGATTGAATACAAGGCGATGAAGGAGGCGGGCGCTGATGTCTTGCCACCGTTTGTCGGCGGGCCTCTCCACCACAGCCAGTACAAGTGGGAGATTACGACTGGTGAGAATGCGGGCCGGACTGGAAAGCTGATAGATCGCCGCATCACGCCAGATGGTAAGGTACAGTACTTAGTTGACATAAGTGAATCTGCCGATGTGATACCGTTCTTAGATGAGGACATGGAGGGCCTACGCGTCTGGATTGACGCCGCCGATATCCGCGGTAAGTTACCAGAGCAGACCCGCGCCTCCGCTTCCCGGCTGAGTCACATCATCAATGCAGTCCTCGAAGAAGGAGAGCAGATTAGCGACTTTGATGAAATCTTCCGCCGCTTCCTAAAGCTGTCAGACGAGGAGCGCAGGCGGCTCGACCCGCGCTTGGCAGAGGAGTTCGCTGGCGTGGCTGATGAAGTCACTCAGGAGATGGACTTCTACCATTACTGGCGACGGAAGTACCTGACCGGCTACGACGCGTCCGACCTTGATGAGTCCTTTGTCCTGAAACAAAGGGCAGGGTCGAACTATCCCGACTGGTATCGCCGCCTGACAGAGGAGCGATGGAAGGACCTCCGCCGCGCCCAAGCACACGCTGTAGCAAAGAAAGCGTTCGAGATTTTAGGCGCGGGTGAGCGGCCCAAGTACGCCTATCTTGTCAAGATTCGTAGTAAGGTTGGCGACGAGTTATGGGAGGTCGTCACAAGCGAAACTGACATCAAGAGCCTAGATGAGCTAGAGGCACTTGTCAAGCAACTGAAGGGCGAAGGAAGCTCAGTCGTCGAGGCAGTCCATAGCCGAAGGGCCAAGACAAGAGGCGGTATCTATCTTGAAAAGCCTCGGAATATGGCCCGCGCACTCAACAACATGGCATATAAGGACGGCCTAGACATTGTTATCGAACGTGCCACTGTGGAGCACCTTGTCATTGATGACTGGGCCGAGGGCGCAGGCGACATCGGCTACACGGCTCCTCCGCGGCCTTATATTGCCTACCTCACGGGTGCGGACCTAGAGGAGGTACGGGAATACGCCGAGAGGTTCTTCACTCAGCAAGAGGCTGAGGAATTCCTAGAGAAGCTGATGCCTACGCCGAAAGAACCTCCAAGCCCTGCTGCTGTGGAGTTTGCAGAGGATGTGGAAGAGGCCGTCGAGGAAGGCCGAGATATTCCGGCAGTACCGGAGCCGACAGAGGAAGAGCTTGGTGAAATTGAGCACAAAGAGCCGGTACCAGAACCCAAGCTGGAAGAATACGAGGCGGTCTTTATCGAAAAGACCAAGGACTTGCCGAATGAGGTCCAGGTCCATCTGCGGGATGAGCTAGAACGGGCAAAGGTTCTCTATAAGGAAGCTGGCGAAGCTGAGGCCAGGGCACGTGCGCGCGTCAATGAGTTTGCTACTCGCTTGACCGAGGCTATGGCCCGCGTTGAAGACGAGGCGACAAGTAAGGTACTACGCGAGGCGCTTGCTTACATCCTTCAATTCGACCGCGATTATACCTGGATGGTCACAAATACCCGCTTCCATGAGTGGCTGATTGAGGATTATCTATTCGCTGGGAAGCGGAAATTTGCGGCGGCCAGCCCGCACAACTATATCTATTGGTACGAAATCAAGCGGGAACTCTACGAGGCGATG